GACACTGCATTGCCAACTCCAACCTATGCCAATCAAGACGATCCTTTGATCTTCAAGAATGGCAATACCAGCAGCTTCCAACTGTTGTCATATGCAGGAGCTTTGCAGTCCATCTCTATGGACCTAGGAACGTCACTGGTTTACCGCGAGCTTGTAGGAGGCACTAAAGAAGTGTTGATTACGGATCGTGCTGTATCTGGTTCGGTCTCGATTGAAGCTGTGCTTATGGCGACTAAGGACTTCTTTGCTGCCGCCGTTGATGACGACGCAGCATTAGGAAACCTTCAGTTCACTCATGGTGCTACTGCAGGAAACATTGTTCAATTCACCTCTGCCAAGGTGGACATTGGCGATGTTTCTTATGGAGATCAGGACGGTATTGCAATGCTGGAGATCCCTTACACCTGCGTGCCTGACTCTGCAGCCAATGCTGAGTTTGATCTGATCTACACCTGATTGATTGATCGTTGTGTTTTAGGGAGCCTTTTCAGGCTCCTTTTTTTTGTGTAAGCTAATTTTGCTTACGCATTTACCTAGTGGCTTTCGTTCGTAAAAAGGTTAAAACGTTCAAGTGGCCTGTTGAAGTAACAGAACCAAGCGAAGATCGTCCAGGCGAATTTGACAAGTGTGAATTTACAGCTGTCTTCAAGAGAGTGAAGATGTCTGAGATCAGCAAACTCAGTGAAGAAGAGGGAAATAGCCTTCTTAAGAAGGTTCTTGTTGGATGGGAAGGCATTCAAGACGAGAGTGGCAAGGAAGTGCCTTTCTCAACTAAAGAGCTTGAAGAGTTTTGCGAAGATGTTGACTGGTTGAAAGCTGTTCTCAATAGCTACACCAGCACTTACGGGGAGGCTCAAGCGGGAAACTAAAAGAAGCTGCGATTTATTGGGCGTCTGGTGGCAAGCAGATTGAAGACAAGACAAAGGACGACGCAGCTGCCTTTGGACTGAAGCTGCCAGCGCCTAAGCCGAAGTCCGAGGAATCTAATAATTTTGAGGTTTGGGACGAAAACTGGGACATCGTCATGATGTTTCTCCGCATGCAGACCCAATGGGAGGTCAGCATGTCGGGCTACGTTGGATTGAAATATGACGTGCTGTTGGTTTCCGGCGGGCTTTTTGACCTATATGATGTGGAGAACCGTCGCGAAGTGCTAGAGGGCCTCCAAATTATGGAATCCACTGCACTTAAAGAGATCAGGAACAAATCAGATGGCTAAGAGCGTTGCTGAGCTGCTAGTACAGCTTGATATCGATGGCATTGAAGGCGTCAACGTTCTCAAAAGCTCTCTGATCGCTCTTGGGAAAGCAGCTGGACCGACTGATAAAAGTTTAAGGAAGATAAGGACTGAGATCCTTGAGTTTGCAAACGCTGGGCAAATAAGTACACAGTCAATTCGCGGAGTAATTGAATCTTTTAAAGGCTTGCAAGCTCAAGCAAGCATTGGCAGTTCTGTATATAGACAGCTTGCTGCAGACGTTGAATCACTTGAAGGAGAGCTTAAGTCATTAACACCTGCAGCTCAAAAAGCAGCGAAAGCAATACGCGCATTTGGTCCAAGCAAGGTTCCAGATGCATTTGTAGAAGATATGAAAGAAAGAAGGCGACAGCTGCAAGGCATCGCCGTTGATTCAAATCAATATCTGGAAAAACTTGTTGCTATAAAGAATTTTGAAGCTCAGCAGGCGGCCCGTGTAGGACGACAAGAGGTCTCTGCTGCGGCAAGGGTCGCTCGAACTGGAATATATAGCAATATCGTAGAAAGCAGTCAGCCAGCGACTCTCGCAGCTTTGCGTTTAAGAATTGGAGAAGTACAAAACGAAATTGAAAACCTTGACTTCACAACCACTGACTACGCAGATGCAAACAAAGAATTAATTGCGCTTCAGAAGTCTTTAAGTGAAGCCTTAGGAGGGACTTCTTCGTCGTTCGACAAACTTGGCGAGGCTCAGGCAAGAGCAGCTCGTCGCGCTAAAAAGCTTGTTGGCATAAAGCTTGCTGGCATTCCAGGCGACCAGCCAGCAATTGGCACCAGAGACCCGAGAACAGGAGCGATGATTGCAGGCGGAAAGGCTCCTGCATTATCTACGCAGAAATTTAAAGCTCCTGAAATTAAGCAAATATCTAGGAGTTATGAAGAGGTTGCAAATAATATAAGGAAAGTAAGCGTTGCGTCGAATGGCAGTGTCAGAAGTCTTGAGACGCAGCGCAATAGCTGGTCTTCTTTAAGAGCCGGACTTGATCCCGCCAGTGAGAGTTACAGGCAAACCGGTAGAGAAATAGACAGGGTTGAAAAAAAGCTTTCTAAGCTTAATAAGACTAGTGGCTCTAAAGCGAAAAATGCCGCACGAGGGGCTGGTGCTGTTATCTCTGGCGGAATGTTTGGCGGACCTGAAGGTGCGCTTGGTGCCTTGTCAGGGTTTGCGCTTGGAGGCGTTGAAGGCGCTATTGGAGGTGGTTTTATTGGTTCTCAGGTTCGTGAAATCAGAAGGGCTATCGGCGCAACAGCTGAATATTCAGCAAAAGTTCAAAAACTAGAAATTGGATTGAGGGGTGTTGTAAGTAGTGAGTCTGAATTTCATCAGGCGATTGCAGTAGCAAATTCAGCTACAAAAGATTTTAACATTACAGCTATTGATTCAATTAGTGGCGTCACTAAGCTTTCTGCTGCAGTTATAGGAGCTGGAGGAAATCTAACTGATGTTGAGATTGTCTTTAGAGGGATTAGTTCTGCTGTTTTAGCTACTGGAGGAAGTGCGGACGATGTGAGGTCTGCAATCACTGCGATGGTGCAAGTGTTCTCCAAAGGAAAAGTAAGCGCGGAAGAACTTTCCGGGCAGCTTGGTGAGCGGTTGCCGGGCGCAGTGGTCCGTTTTGCTAAGGCCGCATTTGGGACAGGCCCTGAAGCAATGCAAAAACTTCAGAAGGAGCTTAAGAACGGTACTGTTGGTTTGAACGAACTAATGCTCTTCGCCGAAGACAGCGGACTTGAGTTCGAGGAACTTGCCAAGAAGATTGCTAGCAGTTCTGCATCAGCTGGGGCTCGACTCAACATCCTTGCAGACGCTTTCAGGCTTGAACTAGGAACTGCCATACAGCCTATTGGCGCTCAAATTCAAGATTTTACTGGAGAAGTTCTAGTTGAGTTTAAAGACGAAATTATTGCTGTAGTAAAAGAACTTGGGAAACTTGTATTAGGACTTCTTTCTTTAGCCAAGTTTGTTGCCGACAACAAAGAAATAATTGGATTTTTTGCAGGATTAGCATTAAAAATCAAAGCAGCCCAATTAGCTATTGCAGCTTTTGCAGGAATCAAAGCGTCATTCGCTGGAGTGGTCGCTGCTGGGACTAGCGCCAAAATCACAGGAGATGTAGCTCAGACTTCTGCGGGCAAAGTCACAATGCTCAAGAGCGCATTGAAGGGTCTGGCGGCAATTGGAATAGTCACAGTAGGCATTGATATTTTTATGCGCGGAATGAGCGAATTCGCCAAAGCTAAGGCAGAGATTGAGAAGTATCAAGGGATTCAAAAAGATCCAAGTGCGCAATTTAAAGGCAAAACCAAAGCGGAAGTGGAGGCGGCGCAAGCTGATGCAAGAAAATTGTTGCCTGGCCTGAAGGCTGACCTTTCTGAAAGCCAACGTCTCAAGCCAGTCGATATAGTTAGAGGATTTGCTGGCCCTTTAGCACAAATTCTTACAGGCAAAAGCCAGCAAACAGCAAGTCTAGAAGCGCCTAGATTGTCTAACAAGATTAAAGCTCTTGAAAGAACCCTTGCGGTTGACTCTTCTAAGTTTGCAGTTAAGAAAAAGAAAACTAAATATGACCCCTTGAATCCTGACGACACAGAAAAAGATACAGGCAAAAAAGGTATTAGCGATGCAATGATGGAAGCACGCATTAATGGAATGCGTCGGGTCATTACCCTTGAAGATGTTGAGTTAAAACTTAAGAATGACCTCTTGCAAATCAACTTGAAGGAGCTAGAAGCTAATGAGGAGATCGTCGCAAAGGCTCAGGCTCATTTTAATGCCGAGCAGTCGCGCCTAGGCATCGAGCAGCAGCTGCAAGCATTGCAGGAGAACATTGCGGCTCAGGTAGACAAGGCCAGACTGGCATCAGGGCAGATTACTCAAGAACAATTCAACCAAAATGAATTACAGCGGCGTCGGGTAGAACTGGAAAGAGAACTGTTTCCCTTGCTGTTAGCCAAAAAGCTAACTGAGAAAGAGGTTGCAGAGATAATTGAAACAATAGTGAATGCCACAAAAGAAGGTCAAAATAAAACCAAATCTTTTGTCGACGGCTTGAAAGAGCTTATCAAGGAGGCGACAAACTTAAACGCTACGCTTGCTGAATTTGGAGTGCAGGCAATAGATAAATTTGCGAACACATTTGCAGATTTTGTTGCCACGGGCAAGGCTAGCTTCCGTGAGTTTGCTAATTCAGTTCTGGCGGACCTAGCACGCATCTTTGCTCGTGCAGCGTTCTTCCAAGCATTAGAAGCGGTCTTCCCTGGGCTTGGCAAAACTGCCAATATCGCCACCAGCGCCAACGGCAACGTCTTGGCCAAGAACAAGATTGTTCCTTATGCGTATGGCGGCATCGTCAACAAGCCGACATTGTTCCCGATGGCAAATGGTGCCGGGCTTATGGGCGAGGCTGGCCCTGAAGCGATCATGCCGTTGCGTCGTGGAGCTAACGGTAAACTTGGGGTTGAAGCCTCTGGCAGCGGAGTAGGAGGTGTAGTCGTCAATGTTGACGCTGCTGGTTCTTCTGTTGAGGGTGATGGCAACCAAGCCGCGCAACTTGGCAAAGCTATTGGGATTGCAGTACAACAGGAACTAGTGAAGCAGAAACGACCTGGAGGCTTGCTCTCACGCTAATGGCTGTATTTCCTTCTATTGATCCTTCTTACGGAGCGCAAAAGCGCAGCGAGCCTGTTGTTCGTACAGTTCAATTCGGTGATGGATATCAAGCTCGACTGAGTTTCGGTTTAAATCAAAATCCGAAACAGTGGTCTTTGGAGTGGAGGAATATCACTGAAGCGCAAGCCGACACTATTGAGACATTCTTAGATGCTCGCGCTGACGACAACGCATCCTTTGATTGGTCTCCTCCAGACGATTCAAATACTTACAAGTGGATTTGTCCTTCTTGGTCAAAGACCTTGCCTTATTCAAACTTGGCAAATATTCAGGCAACATTCCAAGAAGTATTTGAACCGTAATGGC